GATGTAGGTATATGTACCATCCTCATCTACAAGCTTATCGTATTGCACTTCTAACTCCGCTCTTATATTATTAATAACTGTGACAATGTTTAGCTTTTTAAACTTTTTAATATCCGAATCCCATATTAAAATGTCATTGTTTTCCATTTCAGAAACTTTAGACATTTTTACATCAGCATTGTCTAGGATTTTATAAGAACCACCACCGCCAAGTGATTGTAGTGATTTATTAACATTTTCTCGCCATTTATTGAAATCGCCTTGTGCTCTGTCTTGAGCAGCTTTTACTAAAGGCTCGATGTCAGGCATTTCCGCATCTTTACCAGGTAAACCTCGTTCGCCTGCAGGACCTTGTTCGCCTGCGGGACCTTGTAAACCTTGTGGTCCCATCTCTCCTCGATCACCTTTAGGTCCCTGCGGACCCTGTGGCCCCTGTGGACCTACTTCACCCTTTTCTCCACGCTCACCCTGAGGACCTTGTTCTCCTTGTAGACCTTGAGGCCCAGAATCCCCACGCTCCCCCCGAAGACCTTGTTCTCCTTGGTCGCCCTTATCACCCTTTTCACCTTGAGGCCCTACTTCACCTTTTTCTCCAGGAGCACCGTCTAGACCTCGATCACCTTTCGGTCCCTGCGGACCCTGTGGCCCCTGTGGACCTACTTCACCTTTTTCTCCGGGAGCACCGTCCAGGCCTCGATCACCTTTTGGCCCGATTTCACCTTGTGGACCAGTATCGCCTTGTAGTCCTTGCTCTCCACGTTCGCCTTTTTGTCCTTGCTCACCCTGATCCCCCTTCGGTCCAATGGGTCCTTGAGGACCTTCCGGACCAGACATTCCTTGTTCACCGGGCTCACCCTTTTTACCCCGAGGTCCAATCAGAGTACCTCGATCCCTTAAAATACCCAGCTCTTTATAAACCTTTTTGAAGTTTAGAGCTATTAGTGCTTCATCGATTACTTTTTTCATGATCTACCTATTTAAGGTTTTCAGTAAGAGTCTTCAAAATCTCTAATTCAGCTTGTTCTTTCTTAATGTTTATATCTACACTATGTGTCTGTGCTTGGCCAGCTGCTTTTTGATCTGGTGCATTTTCACTTTCTGCTTCAGATTCCGCATTATTCACATTTTCTTCTTCTTTTTGTAGTTCTTTAATATCATCGTCATCATATCTTAAAACGTTTTTCAATACCCACTCTTTTGTGAAGTATTCACCGACGTATTGACTGACCATATCCAAGGTTTGAATCTTTTCACGAAGAATGTCATTTTCTTTTAATTCCGTAAAATGGTTGTCACGGATATAATCTACTGACATATCATTTTTCCAATTATTCCAATCTTCTTCTGTAATTATACCTTTTAATAGTAGCTGTTTTTTTAGAAGTTCTAGGAATAACTTTGAGAATTTTCTACGAAGCTTATCAATAAACTTTTGGAATTTAATTTCATCGCGACCGATTTCCGTAGATCTACCTAGTGAGAACTGCGCTTCTTGTTCAAGCCTATTTAACGGAACGTTAAGTGAACGGTATAGACGTTTCTGGAAATAAATTACATCGTCGATCTGACCTAGGTTTTCTCCGCCTGGTAATGTTGTAATTTCTGTACCTCTACCACCTTCACGGCGCGGTAGCCAGAAGTCTTCAAGCATAGACATATGCTTGCGATCATCACGAATGTCACCGGAATTTGAATCGTAAACAAGTTTGTTCCGATACTTAGTCATAATACCTTTCATATATTCTTCAGCTTTACCTTTTGGCAAGTTACCTACATCTACATAAAAGATACGACGTTCAGGCGCTCGGGCAAGGCGGTAGATTACAAGTGAATCTTCCATCATACGAAGCTGGTTAACTGGCTTAAGTGCTTTATGAAGATATGAAACTACTTTTTTACGGGTTTCATCTAAAAGACCCGAAGTGACGTAGCTAACGGAATCTGTGGTAAGACGTATACCATTGGTTTGGTTTCCAGGTTTTTCTTGATAAACATAGTATTCATTAACTTTATCTACAATCTTAACGTCTTGTGCTGTATCTTTTTTATATTTGATTTCTCGGATTTTGCGGATTTTTGATGAATCCATAAAACGAACATCTTGAATTCCTGCCTTTAGGTTTCCATCGTTGACTACGATATGGTGAACTAATCGTCCATCAACATACCAACGTCTAAACATATCGTGACCGTTGTCATTGAAATTTAATAAAGACACGATTGCTTCAAATTCTTCTCTCATCGCCTTTTTAATCTTATCTGAGGTATCAACCTTATCTAAAACTAGATCGACAGATGACCGTAATTCTGACACTGAAATAGCTTCATTGACAATTTCTTCAATTGCCATATCTACTTCAGGATGCATAGAGATTCCTCTATACTTCATGATTAACTGGTAATTATCTTTTGCTTTATCACCATCAATATCTACATACTGACCGTAATGACCAGCACTTGAGGATGTAACATATCCTGCTCCGTCTTCATCCGTCGGCGGAACAATAGAAGGTGATTTTTTATCTTCTTCGGATTTTTTAGATCTTTTAATCTCAAAACCAAATAGACGAATGCTATTCTCTGCCATTACCTTTTCCTTGTCAAGTGTTAGAAAGGGCGTTTCCGCCCTTTCCATTTATTTATACTCGAATTAAGAGGTACGATCTGAAGACCAGTACTGATACTGGAATGTGATCTGATACTCTTGAATTTGGCTTTCGGCGTCAAATGAAAGTGCAACTGGACCTAGGTCTGAAGGCCAAGCTGAGTGGAATTCCCAACTTTGTCCTTCTATTGCCTTACCGTCTTTTCTATCAATTTGACGAACATGAAGTTGAGCAAAATAACCAGTATCGGTGCCTTGGTTATCTTCATGGTTGTTCATAGAGTTCATCCATGATTCCAGGTCTTTGCGGATTCTCATGTCGCCATCGTTAATGACAGTAACGGTCCAAGGATCAAAGGTTCTATCCCCTGAGATCTTTAGCTGTCTGCCACGGAATGGAATAATGATAGGGGTAATAGTTGAGCCTGGGATTTCTGCTGTTTTTACCAGAAATTTTGAAGGCTCGACCAAACCAGTACCACCATTAGGAAGCTGAAGCTCTACTTCAAAGAGATTAGCTCTTGCACCACCATTAATTAATTGTGCTTTAAAATCGTTTACGTTAAGAACCATCGTAGCCTCCTATTATACCTGACCTACAACTTCTTCAAACGAAACACCGGTACGAACTGCAACGAAGTTTAGAGTGATGTAGTTGATTGATCTGGCTGGTTTTACGAAAATGCTAGCGATGAATTCGTTGTTGTCGATTACAGAGGGAGGATTGTTTGTTTCGTCACAAACAACACGGAAATCTGTGATACCTCTACGGGATTGGATATCTCGTAGATATGGTTCTACAACACCGACGAACTCCGATCTTGTAAACTCGTCATTAAATTCGAAAAGAATGTTTTTAGAATAATTTGCAATATCTTTTTCAATCTTTAAGAATAGACGGCGAACATTAATACGATCGAATGCGCTAGGTCTATTAAGTTTCGTCTTATCACCGTATAGGATAGTTCCTTGTCCGGTTAATGTAACGATTGGGTTAATACCTGCTTTATACAGAGTATCACGCTGTGCTTTAGTTGGATTAACAGCAAGATCTGTTACCGATAGTAGATTACCACGTCGTGTACCAGCTGGTGAATACCAAGGGCCAACTGCTTCGTCTGTAGCTGCCATTAGACCTGCAACTGAAGAAGCCGCCGGAACCCAAACATACTGATCGTGATACTTATCGTATACTTTTAGGAAGTTACCTGCAAGTGCTAGATAAGAACTGTTTGTATGTCTGTTTGCAGTATCTACCATGTTTGAAACTGCAGTAGCTGATGCAACATTAACCACATCGGCACGTGCAGGAGAAGCAACTACGATTGCATCTTTACGTGTAGACCCTGCGATAGTAACAAGATTATCAACAACGGTGTCTTGATCTGTTGAAGAAGACATACTTGGCGCAATAATGATATCAACGTTGATAGTTTCAGCATCTGAAATTTCATCATAAGCAGTTGCAATATCACCCGTATCAAGTGTTGCACTGTTAGCACCGTTAGCAAATGTGAAATCTTTTACACTTAAACCTGAGATAAAGGTTTTAGATGTACCTGGGGTTGTTGCAGTCCCTACGTTTGCTGCTAGACCCCATTCATCTGAATCGAAAGATAGAGGTGAACCAAAGGTTGACATATAAACGTAGTCTGATTTTTCGTTTAGAACCGTCTTAACATAGTTAGACTGACCTTCAGGGGTCTTGGCATCCGAAGCAACAGAAAGATACGCATATTTTTCTAGAACGGTACCTGCTGTTCCGGTAATTGCACCAGTGTTATCTACAACTACTACGTGAACTTCATCCGATACACCGTCACGACCGTCAGCATACGCTGAAGTACCTGGAGCGGCATCAAATGAACCTTCGTAAGCCCAGTTATCAAATGCGCTATCTGTGCTTGATACAGGACAGATAGAAACTTTTAGTGCGTCACCAAGAACTCCTGGATATTTTGCGATTAGCTCATGACCGCGAACTGCATCGCCATCACTGTCACCACTAAAGTTATCTAAGGTATCTGCTTGTTGATCGAAATGTGTTTTATTCTTTACTAATGGACTATTATCCGCAGTGGAAAATGAATAAGAGTTAGAAGCAGTGCTTCCTGAACTATCTTCATCAATACCACGGACAACATAAAGTCCGTCTGCATACTTTAAAAAGTATGATGCACTGTGGAAATCTACAGTGTTCGAGGTTGTTGGAGCTCCGAACTGAGCTACGAGTCCACTTTCATTTTGGACTAATACCGGCTCGTGAACTGGACCCCAACTAAAATCGCCTGCAATTGCTCCAACCGAAGATGGAAGATTAGGAACTGATCCTGTTAGATCAATTTCTCTAAAATTTACTGCAGGAGAATTTGATGGTATACCTAATGCCATTGGATTTTCTCCTTAATTATACGGGTGTTTTTCATAATACGGTGTTCAATTACTATTATTTATAATATTTAAAAGTTACGTATCGAAGGGTCCAATGCCCAATCAGTAAAGCCTGTATCATGATCTGTGGTTTCAAGTTGCTGGATATAATCTTCATTATCTTGTATGTATCCGAAGGGTAACATATCATCTTCAATAGCTTTCATATTCTGTTCAAATAACATTTGCTTAATATTAATATCAGTTAAGTCAGCAAAATAGCTTGTACTGATAAAATATCCAAATAGAACAAAATTCATTACCAAATCATCATGATTTCCGTCACTGGCTTCATACGACTGCCCCTTTGCAGTAAACGTTGAGATTTCCATAATTGTATTTTCATCAACGATTTCTAGTTTGTTGTTTTCTAAAACGTCTTTAAATCCAGAACATCCAATCCTTTTTACTTTACGGGTCATGTTAATACCCAAAGAGTTAGCTTTTACTGCAGATTCAACAAACATATTTTCATATTCTAAATCCATATAAAGAC